GCACTTAGCCAGGTCGGCTTCGTTGCCAGCCTTGGCCGTCATCGCAGCGTCCGCTCTGGCGATCAGGTCCCGCGTCTCGTCGGACATGGGCTGCGGCTTGGACCGCTTCTTCTGCTTCACCGGCTCGGGCAGCGACGGCTGCTCGGGCTCGGCAACCGCCACGACGGCAGCCTTCTCGACCACCCCCTCGATCACCTGCTGCTCGGCCTCGGGCTCTTCGGACTCCATCCAACCGCCGCACAGCCCAGCCATGAGAATCTTCTTGGCGTAGGTCGCGTTGGCTTCGAGGACCCTGATGCCCGGCCTGTCGTCCTGGGTGTAGCCCATGAGCAGAGGACAGACCGACGACACCCACTGGTCCGAGGTGTGGTTGAGAACACCCACCATGACCCACGTTCCCATCGTCCGGTCGTAGCCAACCGAGAACGTCGGCATCGTGAACCCCTGCTCCAGCAACGCTGGCAGGATGGCATCACAGATGTCCTTGAACGTGCTGTACCGAAACCCCTCGACCTTGTTCAGGCCGCTTCTCTTGATCGCCTTGAACCCACGCTGTGCCAGGTTCAGTGCCTTGTAGAACTCGCCCGTTTCGGGGGAACTACTCACTCCAGTCAAGTCGTGATCGAGCTTCATGCTCTCTCGCCTCCATGTAGTACCGGGGAACTTCCAACTCCGTGATCTGGCCACGCTCCGAACGAAGCCAGTGGTCGAACGCCAGCCGCTCTTTCAGATCGCGGCATGCAGACAGGACCTGCCTCTCGCACTGAGCGAGGTAGTCCTGAGGGAGGGTGACGGCACACGCCTCATAGGGAGGCACGGTGCTGGTCACCATGAAGACGAACTGCTTCACCCTGAACCCGGCAGCTCGGGCGATGCGGGTGTAGAGAGCAGCCTGGAATCCGTAGCCAAACTTGTGGGCGGCATGGACCCAGGTCTTCAGCGGGTCTTCGTCCTTGGTGGTCTTGAGATCCCACAGGACGGTCTCGGTCGCTGCGTCTGGTCGGCAGCGAACGGGGAGGCCGGTGTCCTCGCAGACCCAACGGATCGAGAACTCACGATGCTCGGTCTGCTCGGTGAGCTGACGGAACACCGGATCGTCCATCAGCCGGGCGAACTGAGCCCGGTACGCCTCGACCTCGGATGGCTTGAGGATGACAGCGTCAGCGGCCTGCTCGGCCACCCACGCTTCACCCTTCTTGAGGATCGCGCCGTTGACTCCGACGAACTCGTCGGGGACCACGGCAACCCTGGCCCACCATGCCTCGGGATCTTCGGCCCATGAGTGGACGTTCGTTCCCTTGCTAAGGGACGATCCCCATGGTCCGGTGTATTCACCAGTGAGGTATCTGCCGTGGAACCAGAGTGGCCCACGGGAGTGCAGGTCCCAAAGCTGGGACTTCGACCACCACGCCCGGTCGGCATGGTAGTCGGAGATTTTTTCTGAGAAATCGAGAGTAGCAGCGGCCGGACTTGAACCGGCGACACCCGGCTTATGAAGCCGGTCCTCTACCGACTTTGCCGACAGCGGAGAGTTTTCCGGGGGGTGCATCCCCTGAGAAGCGTCTCGGCTGAAACGACAATCGTCGGTCTTTTTTCCGCTGGTACTCTCTCCACCCTGGGCGGGAAGAGAGACATCCATGATCGAAGTTGCCTCCATGTACTGCGATGAAAGAACCGTGTCGGCTGACTACCGACAGGCACTGCTGCGAGTGGCCAAAAGCATGGCCAACTCGGGCATCACTCCATTGACGATCGAGACTCCTGCGTTCAACCGATGGCTCGCCTTGCTCTCCAGCTCGGCCACCACTCGATCGAACTACCGGCGAATGGGATTGACCCTCTGGAGGGCAGCCATCGACGCCGGACTGACGGAGAAATCTATCGGACGGATCGCCACTGTCAAGGCCCCGGTTTCCCCGCCAGTTGCTTGGTCGATCGAGGAGCTGAAACAGTTGCTCGACTACATCGACACAATGCGGGGGGACTTCACCTACGGCTCCGGGTGTCCGCATCGTCCGTTCTGGCGAGCGTGGGTTTTGCTGGGTTACGAGTCGGGCTTGAGGATGGGCGACCTCCACAATCTGCGGGCTTCTGCGGTGCGGCGGGGTCGCCTGTATGTGGTCGCCCACAAGACGGGCCAGCCGATCGGCAAGAGGCTGACACGGGAGTGTGCCGCTGCGGTCGATGAGCTGGTGGCTCGGGGCGACGGGCAGACCGTCTTCAAGTGGGCACTGGCCCGCACCTGGCTGTTCCTGCACTTCAAGCGAGTGGTCGAGGCTGCCGGTCTGCGGGGGTCCACCAAGTTCCTGCGGAGAAGCGGGGCCACCCATGTGGAGGCTACCCAGCCGGGGACAGCCAGGGCTTTCCTGGGACACAAATCGATCGGGCTGGCAGAGAAGCATTACCTGGATCCCACTCTGCTGCCCGACAGGACGCCCATGCCCCCGCCTATCCTTCAAAGTACGACATCGGGTCAGTGTTCCGCTGCCGTTTCTTCTTAGTGGGGATGATGCCGTGCTTGAGGTCCTGTTCCGCCTTCAGTTCTCGGGAGAGCTGACGGTCGAGAGCCATGAGATCCACCAGCTCGGGGTCGGCGTAGGGGAGTGCTTGCTTCGGGATGAACGGCTGGGTGAAGCTGCGGACGATTGGATCCTGCTCGACGATCTCACCGATCTGCTTGCGGGCGTCCCGTCGTCTTGTCTGGTCGTTGACGTTCTGGGCCTTGATGCCCGTGTACATGTTGATGCCCATCTGAGCGACACGATTCCGAACGTCCGGGACTTTCTCGTCGTCGGTCAAACGGTTGGCGACCTGGAGGATTCGCGGCATGAACGGTGCCATGTCCAGGAGGGGCTTCGCTGAGCGGATGTGCTGACCGTAGACGCTGTCCGGGTGGATGTTGAACCACTGCTCGGCCAGCTGGTTGGCTGCCGTGTTCATCGAGTTCAGTGGTCGCTTGGTGAATGAGTCAACTCCCGTCAACGTCTCAAGCCCAGCCTTCAGCATCGGGTTTGCGTTCTTGCCGACTGCGTCCTGGAAAGACTTGTAGGCAGTGTTGCCCAACTCCAGGTTTCCGCTGGAGTCGAACACCGGTTGGAACATTCCGATTTGGTCGATGCCGGGGATGTCGATGTCTGTGACCCAGGGAGTGACGTCGTCGGGCGGTGCCCCGAACGGGTTGATCAGCTTGGCTGCGATGCCGTCCTTGGCCCGGAACCCGTAGCTCTGCTTGATCGACTCGGGAACGTAGTCTTCCTCGCCCTCGCCGCTCTCGCCCATGATGTCCCGTGGCAGCCGCATGGCCAGCTGGGTGTACCTGCCGCTGGGCTGGTCGTAGATCATCTCGGCAGCATTGGCCGACATCCGAGAGGTGTAGGCATAGAACGGAATGAGCCTTCGGAGGTAGTCCTTCTCGAACCTCGTCAGGGTCGAGTAGTCGATGTGCAGCTTCTTCATCCGGCGGGCTGCTTCGCTGGGGTCGGCACCCTGGAGAAGCATGGCGTTGTACCCGGTCAGCCGGTTGGTGAGATCCGTGAGGTCACCCTGCCTGGCCCCGTACCTCGTGATCGGGTTGGTGTTCTGCTTGGGATCCCAGAGACCACCGAAGAAGTTCCTTCGGCTCCAGTTCTGGGCGTTCCCAAGCTCCGAGTAGGCAGCATGCCTGGGGTGCAGCGGAGCCGGGCCACCGGTAGCCATGTTCAGCAAGTCGGCGGCTTGGTAGCCAGCGGTCGTCTGCGGGTTCAGGCCGGGCACGAACTGGTCAATCGTGTGGGTGCCGTGCTGGATGTCCTGGGTGGCAGCGTTCAGGTCAAGGCTTGTCCCTCTGCCCATCATGTCGTAGGCGGCGAGGTCCTCCTGGTACCTGCGAACCCGAGTTCCGGCTTGCATCCCGGCGTACCGAGGCATCACAGCCAGCTCGTCTTCGAGCAGGTCGAGCCTGCCCTGGACCAGCAGCTTCGTGAAGTAGCTTCCCCGGAGAACGTCAGTCGGGCTGCCGGTCTCCACCACATTGAGGATCGTGCCGCCGATCTTGTCACGCGCAAACTTGGCGGGCCAGGCAAGCAAGGGACCCTTCCACATGCGGGTGACGCCGTCGATCACCTTGGTCAGCTCGTTGTGGAGTTCCGGCTTGGCGTAATACTCCTTCATCCGAGTGATGCGTCGGACAGTGTCTTGATCCACTGAGACCTGGGTCAGGTCGAGCGGCTCGGGTCCAGCCTGAAACCTCTGGAGCCTGTCCTGCATCTGCGGGATGCCACCAGCGAACCTGTTCTGCCCCTGAGGTAGCGGGCCGATGAGTCCCCCGGTCATGTCCCTGGTGCGGATGCCAAGGTCCTGGGCCAAGACCTGACTCAGAGGATCGTGGGGATTGAACGCCCCGGCTTGGTTCACCGCGTAGTGGCTGCTGGGCTGGGCCACGCCGTTCAGCATGTCGAACGTGGTGTTGTTCACCGCCGCCGCCCGGTGGTTGCCGACGATGTAGCGGGATAGGTCGTCCAGCGGTGAGGCAGAGTACAGATCCATGCCGCGAGCCACAGACTCAGGGTCGATGTGGTGCAGCATCCTCGCCAGACGGCGAGCGTTGTCGATCGTGTACCCAGGGACAGGACCCTGACCGAGCCTGCCTGTTGGCCATCTCGTGGCGATCTCGTTATTCACCAAGTTGAGGATGATGGCAGCAGCGTCGTCATCGCTCGCTGCCGTTCTCAGCCTGCCTGCAATGCGAGAATCTCGGCTGAGCCGGTTCAGCATGTCGGTGCCACCGGGGACTGCGGCAAACTGACGACGCGCTGCCTGGTCCCCGGTCATGTTGGAGTGGGCCCGACTGCCGACAGAGGAAGCGGCTGGCCCCTGCTGCTCGATGAGATCGAGGAAGTTCTCGTCGTTGACATGGCGGGGGAAGTAAGTTCCCAGCCACTGGTCTTCCCAGTCCTCCCCGCCGAGCCCAGCCTGTCTCCGCATCTCCTGCATCTGTTCCCGCAATCCGCCCGGCCTGTGCCAGGTGTCAACGAACCTGCGGGTCTCTGGGTACTGTGCCAGGAGGGTGGCGTCTCCGGGGTTGGGGTACCCGTCCAGTGCCCTGCGGAGAGCCTGGTTGATGGACGTCCTTACCCGAGGGTCTGCGATCTGGTTCAGTTCAGTGGCTGCTGGGGTGATGGTCTGGGCCACCAGCCTGTTGCCCTGCACAGTCGCGTCTGCCTGCGACCTACCCATGGACGAGCCGATGATCTGACCCTTCTCGTCGAGGGCACCGGCAAGCGGCTTGTCGGTGAGTGCGTTGAAGGCACGGCCGACTCCCGACCACCGGACTGCTTGGTCCACCCGATCGAGACCCTGAGCCAAGTTCAGCCCGCCGGGCAGGTTCGCCCCCACCAGCACCCGGTCTGACAGTGGCAGCTTGAGTCCGATGTCGTACCGAAGCGGCTGGTCGAGGATGCTGTCGAGCTGGCTCTGCCCACCGGCTGCCGTGCGGAGGGCGTCGTAGGCACCGCCACGAGCGGCAGCAGCTTGGCCGTCAGCCACTTGCCTGAGGGTCTGGCTTCTCTGTGCTTCCCTTGCTCCGACCAGCGGCCTGACTTCGAGGTCAAGGTCCGTGAACGTGCTGGCTGGCTTGCCGTTGAAGTTGGTGGTCCAGGAGTCGAGTGCGTTCCTGGTGAAACTGCGGGAGGTGTCGGCGGCGTTGAGGATCTGCCTGCCCATCACCCCCTGAGCGGATCGACCGAGCTGAGCCCCAGCCTTCGTTGCCGCCACTCCCGCCTTGCCGAGGCCACCACCCAGAACCAGCAAGGGGTCAACGACCGCACCCGCAGTGAACTCAGCAAGCGGACGCCCCCACCCACCAAGGCTGTCTTCGTCCGGGCGAAGGCCCCACGAGTCCAACATCTCGCCGGGTGTGGTCCGACTGCCAAGACTGTTGCCTGAGACAATGTCCCGCAACCAAGAGGCGGGAGTGTCGATCAGGTCCAGCAGGGCACCGGCACCCTGCATGGTGCGGTTGCCGACCATCTCCAAGAGCGACTCTCGCTGCTCCGGGGTCAGCTCGTCCGACGCCATCTCGGGGTCCACAGGGAAGTACCCCTGGGACCCGTACCCAATGGACGGACGCCTGCCCGGCTGCTGGTCGAAGTAGCTCAGGGACATCAGTTGCTCCCTGGGTCAGGGGCAGTCTCGTAGGCCGGGTCGATGCCCGCCCACCAGTTGTACCAGCCGTCTGGAAGGTAACTGTTCTCACCCTTGGACATCGGGTCCTTGCCTGTTGCGACCTTCCAGAGTCTTCGAGCCTGGTCGCTGTAGGGCAGCAGCCCGAGCTGCCTGGCAAATGCTTCGTGGGCCTTGTAGTTGCTCTGGCCACCGTTCCTGGCAATCAGCGCGGCGGTCCACTCCTTGATGTGGAGCTGCTCGTCGGGGCTCAGCCCCCGCTGGGAGGCCAGCTTCCTGACATCCGCCAGACCGCCAGAGACGACAGCGTCGTTCAGGGCTTCCGGTGTGATGTTGCCCCCCGGCGATGCGGCTTTGGCGGCAGCCTTGAGGGCGTCGATCTTGGCCATCCCCGGAGGCATGGCAGCGTTGGCAGCGTTGGCGGCGTTCAGCCTCCTGTTCGGATCAGCGGCTTCCGCCTTCGCTTGCTCGTGCTTGCTCATGGCTTCCATCGACCGGGCTTCGTCTTGGCCCCGCTGGATGTAGGCAGCCATGTTCCCGAGACCGAGTTGCGGTGCCATGGCGTGGTACGAGAGCAGAACCCTGATCCTGTCCTCAGGGGACTGGGCGTTGGCCAGATCCGAGTGGAACATGACATTGGAGACCGGGACGCCCAGCCTCCTTGCCATGTTGTCGTGCTTGGCCCGCTCCTCGACAGCGAGCTGAATGCGGGAGCTGCGGTCGTTGCGGAACTGGTCGATGTACTTGTCGTTGACGAACTTCATCCTCTCGGTGTGGGACATGCCCGCGAGGGACGGGTCGTTGTAGGCAGCTTCGAGCATGGCCGAGTTGAAGTCGGGCTTTCCGTCCCCGTCCCGGTCGGCGTTCATCTCCCTGGCCCAGCGGCTGGACAGGGTGCGAAGTGCAGACTTTCCCTTTCGAGCTTCGCCTTCGGCCACGGTTGCAGCGTTCGGCTTGTACCGATAGCCACCACCGGGAACCTGCACCGAGTCGAACTTCTTGGAGAGCCGCTCGTGCCGGGCCAGAGCGGCGGCGGTGTCGGCTTCCAGCTTGGGCCTGGCCTCGGGTGGGTAGGCAGACGGATCGATGCCCAGCGACCGGGCCAGCGCGTCGGGGTCAATGTCAGTGGGGTACTTTCCACCGACAACTCGCACCGTGTCCCCGTCTTTGTCCTTCAGTTCCGTGGGCCCGTTCCCGAAGACGACGCTCGTGTTTCGTGGGAACTGCGAGGTCTTCGGGGTGTTGACGGGGGTGCCCCTTTGATCCTTGGCAGCTTCTTCCACTGGGTTCTTCGGGAAGAACCTGTCCATCAAGTCCTGCGCGTGATCAGCCATCGCCCCGCCGGTGCCTGGGTACTGGCTGAAGGCTGGCAGGCCCGCAATGGGAGCCCCGGCGAGGAAGGTCTTGGACTGGGGGGGCTTCTGGTAGGACACGGCTGGCATCCGCACCATTGGCATCTTCGAGACTTCCGACTCGAACGAGATGCTCGGGAGAATCTCTTGCCCCTTGGCGGCAGCGCCAAACTGGTCCGGGTCCGGGGCGCGAGGAACGTACCCGCCAGCACCTTCGTTGATGGTTCCGTCCCACATGTTCACGCCGGTCCTCGGGAGCCGGGGAACACCGGGGGCGAACGGGGTGTAGTCAACGTCCTTCCGCTGCTGCGGGGTGAGCTGGTCCAGCGGCACATCCTCGGGGACGCCCCTCTGGCCGGTCAGCGGACTGCCAGGGTTCGGGCCTTGCGATGGCTTGTACGCAGCGGCAGCACGGCTCCGCTCCCTCTGCTGAAGCATCTTGATCCGCTCTTGCTCGGTCATCAGTAGGCCCTCGTCAGCGTGTCAGGGGTTGGCTCGTTGCTGCGGCGAGCCAGGAACCGGATCCTCTCGCCCGCACTCATCTGGTGAAACGGCTTGCTGGCAGCCTCACTGTCCGACATCGGTCCTACGCCACCGCCTTCTGGCCCAGAGGTAATGTCGCTACCGCCGCCAGCTCCACTGCCGCCACCTTGACCCGGACCAAATGGGTCCACTTTCCACGGCTGCCTTCCCATGTAGTCCAACGCGATGCCGCCGCCCGCAGCAACCGCTGCCCCCGCAAGAACCTTCTTCCAGGGGAAGGGCTTCTTCGGCGGCTCCTGGACGTCCGGGGTAGCCTGCGGCTGCGGCTTTGGCTTCTTCTTCGGAGGAACGATGAGCTGCCCCGCCGAGTCCTTCGGGTGCTGAGTCACCGTGTAGTCGGTGTAATCGTCGTACCACACCACCGGATCCTTCTCGTGCGGTGGCTCCATCTGCCACGAGTAGTCGTCTGGAACGTGAGCCCCGCCGGAAAGGCCGCTCTCCTTGGGGACTGTCAGCCCGGTCTCTTCGGGCCCGTCGCCACCCAGGTCGGTGGCACCCTGCTCCAGCGGATCGAGCGTGTCGTCAGACTCGGAAGTCGATCCGACTTCTTCCTCTGGCTTGCTCGCTGGCTTCTCCTCTGGGGCAGGGCTGCTCTCGGGTGCTGGTTCGGGTGCTTTCTCCGGGGCAACTTCAGGCGTGGCGTCACCCTTCGGGCGGCGGAACGCAGTGTGGATCTCGTCCCACTTGTCCTTGCCTGTTTCCCCCGAGTCCTGGAGTTCCTTGAGGTAGGCGAACAGGGCGTCGGTTTCCTCGGGAGTGCGGTCTGCCTTGGCGGCGATCGTCATCATGGGACCATGACGATCTGGGGTGACGGGAGTGTCGGCCACGGCAGGGGAGGCAGCGGGGGCTGGTGGCGTGTCAGCCACGGGAACATCAGCCTCGGCTGCGCTGCTGTCTAGATCATCAAGCATGGCACCCACATCTGCGGTGCTGGCTTGTGGCGCTGCTTTTGGTGCGGCGGTCTTCCTCTTCCTGCCTGGCTTCGGCTGCTCCTCGGGAACAACCTCGCCAACCTCGGGGAGCTTCTCTGGGCGGGGGGCCATGCTGACCTTGCCGGGCGGCGGTGCCTTGGGGACGGACTTCTTCCCTCTCCCCTTGGGTGCTTCGTCCACATCCGAAGCGGCGGCAGCGTCCAGCTTGTCCGGCATCGGCTCGGCTGCTGTCACCGAGTTCGACCGCTCGTATGCCAGCACCCTTTTTTCAAGTGCAGCAAGCTCCTTCTGGAGAGCCTTGTTGTTGGACTCCAGTGCTGCTTGCTTCTTCAGGTTGGCGAGCTTCGGCTTGGCGGCGGCGTACTCCTCGGGCGACATCTTCTGGACGGCACCGTAGGGGTTCATCATCCACTGGCCGCTCGGGCTCTGGGTCGCACCAACGGGGACACCTTGCGGGACCGGCCCGCCGTCCCTGGCTCGACCACGGAGTTGCACCATCTTCTCGGCACGGGCCAGCTGCTCTGGAGTCGGGGTGGTGCCCGGCGGGAAGAGCGCCGCTACCTGGCTGTTCCAGGCGGCGTCGAGCTGCTTCTGGAAGTAGCTCTCAGCAGAAACAGAGTCTTGAGGCCCGTACTCGGTGACAGTCTTGTTCTTCCAGGCTTCATACCCGGCTGGGTCGTTGGCGTAAGTCTGCTTGGCCTTCTTCTCGGCGGCTGCTCGCCGGTTTTTCTCTTCCTTGTCGGCCGAAAGCCGGGCAGCGTCGGCGTCCTGCTCGATGACGGGGCGGCTGTCGCCAATGGCCGAGACTTCCTCCTCCTGCTCACCGAGAGCAAGCTCCTGCTTCTTGCGGGGCTTCTTGGCCTGGCGAACACCGGCTGGCTCCATGGACTGCTTGCGGGCAGCCTCGGCCTTGAGGCTGGCGTCCAGCTCCTTCTGGTTGATGACCCTCGGCGGTCGCCCTTCGGTGAAGTAGTGGTCTCGGGCCAGCTCTCGGACTTGGCTGAAGTTGCCCTTGCTCGTGTTTGCCAGCTTGTCCATCTGTCCGGGGCTGGCGTGGGAGTAGGCAAGAGCCAAGAAGTTGTCGAGCTTCTCGTCCATGCTGCCGCCGCCGATGCCGCTGTGTTCGGCAGCCGGGTGCAGTGCCATCTTGCGGCCGTTCTCGCTCTGCATCTTCTCCCAGACCTTCTGCAAGGCATGCCTGCGGATGTTCTCGTCTGGGGAGTTGAACAGCTGTTCCAGGTTGAGGTCGTACTGCTCCTGGGAGGTGTAGTTCTGGTACATCTGCGTCAGCTCGGACGCAGCGTCCTTGTCGATCTTGCCGCCCGACTCGGCTTTCTTGAGCTGGGCGTAGGTCTTGGGGGTCAAGCGAGCCTTCAGCGTCTCGTCGTCGATCTCCCCAATCTCCCGGACGGGCACCGGGCCGGTAGACAGAACTTCGGGCTCGGCAAAGAACCCAGACTTTTGAGGCACCTCGACACCCTTCTCCTCAAGGAGCTTCAAGATGTCGTCTACCGCCATGTTCTTCACATGAGTCTCGAAGTACCTGCTCATGGGCGAGCCGCTCGGGGCACCGCCGTTCAGCTCGTTGCCGGTGGTGAGAGCCTCGATGGCTTTCTGCTCCAGCATCTGCCGGTAGGCTCGCGGGTCAGGCTCGGCAAGACGGTCGGCGTTCACCATCCGAGTGGTGGTCAGGTCGTCGATCGACTTCTCGACCTGAGAACCCTTCTCGCCGTGCAGCCTCCGCTTCAGGAATCGATCGCCGCCGGGAGACAGGAGGGCCTTGAACTGCTCGTCGTCCAAGGACCAGCTTCGCCCAACCTCGACGCCGGGGTCAGTCGGTGCCCAGTTGTCCCAGTTGCCGCCGCCCATGTACTCGTCACGGATGCGGTCGAAGCTGGTGGCCTCAATCTCGGAGTCAGCGTCCTCGGTGTAGGCACCCTTCTGGCCGGTGGCCGAGTCGAGAGTGTCGTCAACCTGCCTCGAAGACATGGTTGGCGACTCAAGCGGGGTGACAGCCTCGATCTCTTGCATCCGGGTGGGGTTGATCTCGCCGGTCTCAAGGGCAGTCACCAGCTCTTGGGCGTAATCCGAGAACCCCATCGTCCTTCGGCCACCGCCCTTGCCCTCCACCCAGTCGCGTCGGGGGTATGCCTCTGCGATTCGTTGCAGGACGATGCCCTTCTGGTCTTCGTCCAGCTCGTTGAACTGACGGCTAAGCTCGACCCCGAACGATGGGTCTTCGTCGTAGAGCGCGTTGATCAACGCCGAGGTGGTCTCGCCCCTGAGCGACTCGTCTTTGGACGAGCTGTTGCGGGTGTTTCCCTCGAACGGCGGCAGCCTCTGGCCGGATGCGGGGTCGTACTTCAGCGCGGTGGTTGACTTCCTGGAGTCACTCTTCTGGCGAAGAATGGTGTCCATGAAGGATTCGAGTGCAGTCTTCTGCTGGAGGACTGATCCCTTGATGGACCACGGCTGCGGCTCCCCAAAGATCCCCTCCCGGAACGTGCCGGATTGCTCGGCGTTCTTGAGGGAGCTTCTGCCGTGCCCGGTCCCTTGGTCGGCAACGACCTCCCCGCCGGACGCAACCCTTCCATGCCTGTCCGGTCGGCCCATCTTCTCTCTCAGCCTGAGCCGAGAGACGTTCTGGTCGGTGCCCAGATAGCTGATTGGCGGGAGACCCTGTGCCTCGCGGGCCTTGTTGACGTCAGCTTCGAGTTCGTTGAGCTTCGTGCCGTACTTCGTGATCGGCGGCTCGACCGGAATGCGGTCGTGAACCCTGCCTCGAATCGGAGGACGGGCGTTGGGGTCCTGCTCCTGGCCCATCACCGTGCGCGCAATCGCCTCGGCCCGCTTCTTGCGGGCTGCCTCCGACTGCTCCCGGTTGGGGGCGACCTGCTTTGTTGGCTTCTCCTCGGTCTTGGCCTTCGTCTTGGCTTTGGACTTCGGCTCTGCCTTAGTCTTAGCCTTCGGTTCAGCCTTGGCCTTGGCCTTGGGTGCCGGTGCTGCCTTCTTGAGCTTGGCAGCCTCTTCGAGCTTCTTGGGAATGCCCATCAGGACTTCTCCTTCTTGCTCTTGCCGAACTTGATGCCCTTGGGCAGATCGTCCTTGGTGACCTTGGGTGCCTTGCTGTCACCCTTATGCTCGGCAAAGAGCTTCACGACGTCGTCGTTCTCCTTGTCGTCATCATCCTTGTCGTCATCGTCATCGTCCTTGTCGTCGTCCTTGTCGCCCTTCTTCTTTTTCTTGTCGTCCCGGTGGGCACGAAGGGACGCGATGCTGGCAGCCTGCCTGAGAGCCATGCGCAGCTGCTTCGGGGTCATCTCGTCGGGGTCAAGTCCGATGACATGGTGAGACATGGTTTCAGTCCATCCTGGAAAGGAGTGCGAGCCGTATGTTCTGCCAGGCTTGCTGTCTGGCTTGGTTCATGCCGAGTCTGTTCGACTGCTGAGCGAACTGCTTCTGCCAGTTGGCCGAGTTCAGCCCAGACTGGAGGCTGAAGTTGTCGTTGAGCCGACCCTGGATCATCGACTCCCAGTTGAAGTCCTGGCCCTGGTTGAAAGCCTGATCCTGGGCCCTGATGCCAGCTGCCTGCATCGCCCCCTGGGCCTGCCCCGCTGCCTGCTGCTGGGCGGCTGCCATCTGCTGCTGGGCCCCGGCTGAGAATCCAGCCCTGGCGAGCTGCCCCGGACGGGCGTATCCCTGCTGGTAGCCAGCTGCGATGGCGTTTTGGGCCGCGTCCTCGGTGGTCGAGTCAGCGATCTTCCTCGGCGGGGACATCCCCGCGAGGTCTGCGAACGGGTTCTTCTTCGGTGCCGCCTGCGGTGGGCGGAACCCTGGCTCTGCGCCGATCATTGCAGCAGACCGATCAGGCCGGTCCTCCATTGGGTCTGCATGTCAAGCTGCTGGCGGGCAAGCTGGTTCGCCAGGTTCATTTGGTCAACCGCCTGACTGGTCATCTGCTGGTACCGCTGGAGCCTGTTCTGCCTGCCTTGCTGGGTGAACTGCTCTTTGGCTTGCATCTGCTGGGTCTGGGTCTGGGCGTTGGTCGTTTCCGCCTGCCGCCCGAGCTGAGCCTGGTTCTGCATCAGCTGGCTCTTGGCGAAGTCCTGAGCGGCGCGGTCCCCGGTCTGGGTGCCAGTGTTCGGTGCTACCTGGGAGTCATGCCTGAGACCCTGAAGCAGGTTGGACTTGTTCACAGCCTGGCCATTGGCTTGCACCTGAGAGGTGTAGCCACTGGGATTGGGCATGGCTTGCTTGGGTTGCGGCTTCGGTGCGGGTCCGGGCCCGCCGCCGTAGAAAGTCGGCATGGGTCACCCGAGGAGAGACTGTCGGAGCGGGCCAAAGGCGTCTGTCCTTCGGCCGTTCACCATGGTTGTGCCGCCAAGACCGGCGGCTTTCATCAAGGCAGAGTTCTTGGCCTGCCGGTACTGGTTGTTCTGCTGGTTTGCCGCGAGGGACGCCTGGTGGCCAGCCATCTCGGACTGGTACTTCATCGCAGCCATGTTCTGCTCGTGCTGCATCCGGTCCCATTCCTGGGCCTGGCTTGCTCGGGAGTCCATCTCCCTGCCGATGGCGTCGTTGGTCTGCTTGAGAGACGCCTGCTGGTTGCCGAAATGCTCCCTGGCAGCTGCGTTCATCCAGTCCTGACGCTGCGGCTGCTGGGCATACCCGTACCCTTGGCTTCCCTGCTGCACTTGTGCGTACCCTTGTGGTGGATCGGCGGCGACCTGGGGGCCCTGAAACGGGTTCGGCTTCCCCCGGTGGAGGTTGTTGACGGCCAGCCTCTGCCTGCCACTCCTCATGCCGGGGGTGCCGCTGCCGCCGACGTTCGGCAGCCCGCTGAGATTCACCCCACCGGCTGCGCCAAGGTGGCCGGAAATCCCAGCACTCTGGGCCAGCTCCATCTCGCCAAAAAGGTCAGCCATGGGGTTCTCCTCTACCCCATTTATGTCGCTGGATCGCTCCTTTGAGCATCGCTGCCCGCAAGCAGGCATGCAGTTTCAATCAGCGCTGCAGCCCCGGCTCGTGTAAACAGCCACGAGCCTCTCTCTCTGGCTTGTTCCTCTAGCCAGCCGATCACTGTTTCGGTGTTGTCTCGAACCCACTGGACTCCGTTCTCGTCCATCTCCCTGGCCCTGGCGTTGCAGGGGCAGTTTTCGGTGGCGACGTACCCCATGGCGGCGAGGAGCTTCTTGAGTTCGGTGCCGGGCCCGCCTCGGGGGTCTGGCGGGCCGATAGCGGCACAGGCTGCCTCGCACTGGTCCTTGCGGGCGTAACCCAGGTCATTGGCGTTCCCCAGGCCCTCATCGCAGACCCTGGTGTTGGTGTTGCAGTACCAGCGGATCACCCCGCCGTTCTTGCAGGCGTTCTCGCACTCAGCCTTGGTCTCAAACCCGATGCTCTCGTTCGCCACCACCTGCTGAGAGCAGGTTCCCGTCTGGGTGTCGCAGAGCCACCGGACGATGTCTGGGTTCCCGCAGCACTTGTCGATCCTTTCCCGGAGGCGAGTCAGCTCCTTGCTGATCTGGTCAATCGAGGAACAGACCGACTTGCCGGAAGCTGTACCCTTGTTGTCGCAGCAACGGATGTCCCCTTTGATGGCCGGGCTGCACGGCAGGGACGGCGGGGTGGAGATGTCGGGCAGGCACTCTCGGGCCTTCTTCCTGAACCACTGGCAGTTCAGGATCTTGTCCAGCAGGCCGGGGAGAAGCCCGTAGATGATCCCGGTCAGGCCGGTGAGGTCCACTTCGCCGTCTCGGCCAGCCTGCCCCGTCTCGCCGTCTTGGCCGGACTCCCCGTCTTTCCCGTCCACGCCGGTGCCGTTGTAGCCCCGCAGGCCGTCCTTGCCGTTCCGGCCGTCCTCGCCGTCGATGGCGGTCTGCTCCTTGGAACGGAACCTGTTCCTAAAGGAAGAAGACCGAGCCTGATCCGATGTGATCTCCCGAGAGCTGGAGTCTGTCTGCACCTGACTGGAGTCGGCCAGGGTGAGCAGTCTCTGGGCGATGTCGAGGGAGTGGTTGCTGGGGACGCCGGACTGGGTGAGCAGCTCCCCGATCTGCTGGGCCGGACGAGGATCAGGCATCTTCCACTCCCTGGAGGTCGATCTGGTGGACCACCACCGGGCCCGCCTCTGTCTGTTCCCCGTGAAGCCCGAGAGCGATGTGGGTGTCGTTCCCAGAGAAGTCCGCGATCGTCCTGCCTGCGAACAGCGCCCGAGCGATTCCGTTGGTGGGGGCGTCCTCGTGGGGCATGGCGATCATGTCCACGAAAGCGTCGGGGGCCTCGTCGGAGTGGACGAACCCAACCCCTCGGTCTCGTCGTGCCACTGCCTTCCGGGGCTGGCCCGAGCCGTTGTAGAAGACCTGGAGGTTCAGCAGGCAGGACTTCTCGGTCGGCTTGTAGACCACCGACGCATTCCTGGACATCTGTTGACCGCCAGTCTTGGCCGTCTCGTCTGTGACGAAGGCGGCGTTCCCGGACTTCCATCTCCAGGAAACCGGGGCCCCGTCGTCGGTGAGCCCCACGCCAAGCTGATGAAGCCCGGAGTCAGATCCCAAGTAGGAGACCAGACTCCCAGTCGTGTCCCTCACCTCACACCCAGAAGAGAACACCTTGGGGTAGTTCTCCAGCCAGAAGCTCTTGGTGTCAGGGTCATAGACGATCTGTCTGGTCGGGTACTTCCCGGCGTCACCGTCGAACGACACGAACACCCGGATCACCCCGAGGTTGCGGTCGGCCCGGATGAAGAACCACTCCTTCTTGGAGAAGTCGATCGTCTGAAGGCTGGCGTCCGAGTTCACCCGGAACATGGTGTCGAGCTGCGGGCTGAGATGCTCCACCTGCCCCTGCTGGTCGAGCGAGTAGAGCCCCATGTCGTCGAGGATGAACAGGGTGCCCTGGTAGATGTCCCAGCACCTCTGGCCGATCACTCCCCGGTAGGCCACAAGGGAGGTGGTGGCGTCAAGGGAGGGGTCGTTGACCCAGGTGAGCCGGTGGCAGTGCCTGGATTGTCCAACCACGAGAGCCCCGGCGTAGGGGATGAGAGCCGTGATGTAGTCCGTGTCTCTGACGTTCGTCTGTAGAACAAGCTCGTTGGTCTCGGGAACGGACTCAGGCTCATCGGCTTCGGAGTAGAGGAGCGTATTGGGCCGATTTCCGGTGGTGTCCACCCCGAGAACCGTCCGATCTTGAAACACAACGCCAACAGAAAAGTCAGAGCTAGCCACGCCGTATCTGTTTGCGTTGAGGGCTCCGTTGCCAAGCAGAATGGGCAGTCCAAGGAACCCCTCCCTGTCGGCGTTGGTCAGGTCGTAGTCCGAGAGCTTGTCCTCAAACTTCGTCGGTGACCGGAGGGTGGCAACGCGGAACAGGGTCGTCGCCTGGTTGCTTGTGGACCGCCAGAGTTCCACCGCAGTCGCACCGCTGGGGATGGGGATCGGCAGCCATGTGAGCTTGGCTGCCTGGTCGCCACAGTCCACCTCGTTCACCGGAGACAGCGAGGAGTAGATCGGCCCACCAGCAGAGGCTGGGACCGAGTCATTCACGAAGCGGTAATAGCACTGGTACTTGCCCCGGAGGGTGGCCCGCATGATGGCCAGACCCCGAGCCTTGCCGACATCCCCGGTGGTGTCCAGGAGAGTCGGAGGGAACAGGTAGGTCTTGTTCGGGTTGGGGATGTTGAGCTTGGTGATCTCTCCCTTGCAGTTCACCTCGGTTGTGATTGTGTCTCCGTCTTCGGTCACGAACGTCGGTGGAGTGAGGTAGCCAGAGCCCGGCTTGGTCAAGGTGGTCTTCAGGGCTCGCTGCCGGTAGGTGCTGGCGTTGATGACCGTGAGCCGGTCTGGGCAACGGGGGTCGTCCTGGCAGTACCCTCTGGCCTTGAGCTGGCAGAGGGCTGTCGTTCTGCAATCTGGACCCAGGTACCCAGTCGGAGACCATGTGCCAGCAAAGAAGCTGGAGGCCGTGTGAACGGTTGCGATGATCTCTTCGCCGGGCTTGTAGCCAGACCCGAAGTCGTAGACCTGAACGGTGACGTCGAAGTCCTTCAGGTCGTCGGCATTGGCCCCCTGGCACTGGGTTCGAGTGAACCAGCTCGCGGGAAGCTCGAAGTACGCCTTGGCCCCTCGGCCTGACCCGCCCGTGGCCTCGACGATGAACCCATTCCCCTGGCGGATGTACTCCTGCCAGCACATCCACCAGAAGGTTGGGTACTCAAAGATTTCCCAGAACACGATTCCAGTGCTGGGGTCACCCTTGGCACAGCCGTCCTTCAGCTCCAGGACAGCAGCCGCACCCTGGCCGGTGACAGCAAGGCCGGGCTGATCGGTGAACTGGACGCACGGGGTGGTGGTGTAGCCAGTGCCACCATCGGTGATCTCCACCTCGGAGACCTGGGCAGAGGCGATCCGGCAGATGGCGGTGGCTTGCCTGCCAGACCCGATCGGTGGCGGGGTAACCGGGGCGTCGGGGAGCAGGGGGTTGATGGGGGCGACGGACGAGGGCGGGCCGATGTAGACCTTGGGCGGCAGGTGGTACCCGTTCCCGGCGTCGGTGATGTCCACTCGGGCGACGTAGAAGCTGGCGGTCTTGTCCACCTCGATCTCGGGCTTGGAGGTGGGGGCTTCCATGCCCACCATCCTCATCTTCCCGTCTGTGCCTCGGACCATGCCCCGCTTCCCGTACCCCTGGTACAGGTACACCTCTCCCCTTCGGCCCTGAGAGAAGCTGACGGGGTGGTCGGGCGAGAAGGCCCCTTTTACGAGGAGACTCTCCGAGAGGCCGGACTCCACGGCGAACTGGACGATGTCACCTTGGTCGGTCTGCCCGAGAACGAACTGCGGCTGGCCCGCTCCGGTGGTCAAACCCCAGAGTTCGAGCATTCGTGTCGCCGTTGTTACCACAGACCGGCTGCCTCCCCGTACCGTGAGCTGGCCGGGGACCAAAGACATGCAGTTGGTCTGGACCGTGGCCGCACCGGGAGGGAGCCCGTAGGGTGATGCTGCCTGGATGTACCCCAGCCACTTGCTTATGCGCACGTTTCACCAGTCAGTCGAGAAGGAGTTGCCGAAGGGGCTTGAAGTCAGACTTGTGCCCGTCGTTGGGGAGCGGCAGAGTCTTCATGTGCAAGCCCCTGCCGGGCACGAACGGACCACGCTCGAAAAGGTTTCCGGTCTCCTGGCCGTCAGGGTCGTGGATCAGTGGGGCGGGTTGGTACGGCAGGTCGTCTCGCCCATCCGCATGCTTCCAAGCCCTGAGCTGTTCTTTCGACATCCTGGGCATCCCCTGGCGCGGAGCAGGAGGTGCGACCTCTTGCTTGAACTTGGGGTAGTCGTAGCTCCACTGGCTGTCTTGCTGCTGTTGGCGATAGGCGTCCATGCGTTCCCCGAGCTGGTCCTCGAAAGACCTTCTCTTCGGTGGAATGACCTTGAGGTATTGGTTTTCTGGCACTGGTCACCTTCCTGATTGCGAGTTCCCGCCGTCCACGGCACCTGGCCCGGTTCCGGCTGCGTTGCCACCATCGAGCGTGTCGCTCGTGACCGGAGGCTTGTTGTCTCCAGGTACACCCTGGTCGGCCCCGGCACCGAGGTAGAAGAATGAGTACCAGCCGAACGGCGAAGACTGACGCTGGCCCGAGATGGGAGCGACGACATCCTGCTCGAACGCCATCCTCAGGTCTCTGCCGTACAGGCCAGCCGCACCCTCGAAGTTCTTGCCCATGAGCCGAGCCAGCCACATCTCGCAGGCAGACAGGCAGGCGGTGTACATGGTCGGACTGATGTCGAGGTACTCAGTGATGACGTACTTGGTTCCGGCCGGGTAGGTGAGCTGACCCTGGGGGCTCCAGACATGGATGGTGTCTTGGTCGTCCACCTTCTGGATCAGAGCCTCGTCGCTGTACCCGTTCATGCCAGCCAGGGACTCGGGGTGCTTCGATGGATCCGAGCTGACCCTGATGACGCAGTTCTGCATCTGTGGACTGAAGGTCGTGCCTGTGCCTTGAACCACAGAACCGTCCCACTCGACTGTGCCGCACCTTGCCTGCTTCTCCCAGCCAGTGAAGCGAAGGTCCCTCGGTCGGCGGCGGTAGGTCAGGGTCACGAACGAGTCGGTGGCAAACCCGTTGAAGGTCAGCAGCTCGTAGCGGTCGGGCGAAGACTTCGAGGGCAGGACGGTCCAGACGATCCGGGTCAGGTTCCGCCACTGAGAGTTCAGCAGCCGGGCCCATTCCGTGGGTGTGACGTAGGTGACGCTGACGTTGGTGAGCGGCAGGGTGATGGAGTCAACCGACTGCACTCCCCAGGGAAGCAGGTAGGTGGTGACTGAGTTCTGACCGCCAAGATCAAACTTGTCTTCAGAGACGTACCACCGCCACGAGTCCCGAGCAGTCACGACCTCCCTGTAGCCATTGAAGATGGCCTGACGCAGGAGTCTGTGTTCTTGGTCCTGGGCCCCACCCCCGGTTGTCGAGAACAGGTAGTCAGCCAAGTCTTGAGCCGTGTACATCCTTCACTCCTCAGGGAAGAACTGGAGCCACGGCGGCAGCCAGGACCTGTGTCTCCGGGCTGTAGATGATGCTGCCGTCCAGGGTCGTGGCCACGCACCTGTACCAGACGTTGTTGGTGGTGAGCCTGGCCACCGTCCGAAGGCTTGAGCCAACAGGCCAGTCGGGGCTGGTCTGTGCAGGCAGGACCGATGTGGGCCCGATGCCGTCCACCCAACTGCCCGCACCGGCTCGTGATTGCCACGAGTACGTCACCGTGTACCCGGCCGTGTGTCGGGCTCGTGCCTCCAGGTTCACCACGGTTCCTTCGGGGAAGTTGGTCCCACCGATCGGAGTCACCACCCAGTACAGAGAGCCGCAGCACGGCAGGACGAGGTTCAGCACTTGGTTGGGAGGGGTGCCGGTGATCGTGGCTGAAGCCGTGTCGCCCTTGGTGACGGTGCCGATGGTCAAGACGTTGGCGGGACCAGCCGGGCCAGCGGGTCCGGCGTCTCCCTTCAGTCCCTGGGTCCCCTGGACGCCCGGTTCGCCTTGGTCTCCCTTGGGGCCCTGAGGCCCGACCGAACCCTGCGGTCCAGCACTGCCAGCCGGTCCCTGCTGACCCTGGATTCCCTGGATCCCTTGGGGGCCGACATCACCCTTCGGGCCTTGGGGTCCCTGGGGCCCCTGAGAGCCGATGGAACCAGACGGTCCCTGGATTCCACGTTCCCCTTGGGGGCCGCGAATGGGGCCGACGTTGATCCAGTTGGTGCCTGTCCACATCACCCCATCGCCCGGCTGACCAGCAACGGACCCGAGCGGGATCGGAGTGACGAGCAGGTAGAGGTCACCGATGTCTGGGGTTGCCGAAGGGGGCCAAGTCGTGACCGTACCTTCGAGAGTGAGGGAGTTCCCTTGGGGACCCTGCGGGCCTTCGTCTCCCTTCGGGCCGGGCTCGCCCTGGATTCCCTGTGGTCCCTGAGGGCCAGCGGGTCCGGCCTCGCCTTGGGGGCCGACATTCCCCTGGGGACCAATGGGACCTGGCAGGCCACGCTCGCCCTGATCTCCCTTCAGCCCCTGGGGACCAGCGGGACCGGCAGCACCAGACTGACCCTGAAGACCTTGCACCCCCTGGATTCCTTGGGGGCCAACGGGGCCGCGAAGACCCTGGTAGGAGAGGTTCACCCACGAGGTCTTGCCGTCACCGATCTTGGTCTTGCCGGTGTCTTCCTCGTAGCCCCACTCCCCCGAGTCGAGGGTTGGGTTCTTGGCCAGGAAGTTGTTGGCAGTGTCACGACGGACTTGGATCTTGGCGAAGGTGGTCATCTGTGGGCTTACGCTTTCTTGTTCACGCCGAGTGCGTTCAGCTCTTGCTGACTCAGGTCGATCACCATCCTGTACCCATCCTGGGAGACCGCCACAAAGGACTCGCCGTCACTTGCGACTGCCTTCCACACCGCTGTCGGGAGCTTCCTCTCCATCCACTTGTTCACTCCACCGGATGCCGAGAAGTCGCCGCCCTCCATGCCCGGCTTGCCGATGAAGCAGACGGAGCTGAAGTTGCTCCTGTCGAACCCCAGCGCACACCACAGGTCGAGCTTCGGCGTGTAGCAGATCGACTCGATCGACTCGACGCCCGGCAGCTTCCCGTAGTTGAGCCACGACACTCCGTCATCCTTCGTGAGCCACATCTGCTTGCCTGGAGGGACGGCTTGACCAACTGCGGTCCTCTGGTCTGTCGTGGAACACAGGACGTTGGTCCCGTCGCTGGCAGAGTCGTAGACCCATCCAGCACTGGCAGTGTTCGTCCCCCATGGGACAGCGCGGGGGAGGGTGTAGGCGGCAGCGACGTTCCCCGGCTGAGTGGCGACGGTGTTCCACTGGCTGAACAGGAGGAACCTTCTGCCTGTCCAGACCGTGCTTGTTATTGCTGGGTAGCTGGCGTCTGTCCTGGCATCAAAGGTCGTGCAGTTGGTCGTGTATGAACTGCCAGCACTGGGGCCCGGAGCAATGCCTGCGTACATCCACCCATCGGGACTGGCATCCAGGCCGAGGATCGCCCAGGCATTGACGGTCGTGCCCAGAGATGGCTTGACGAAGAGCGGGTTCCAGAAGTCAAGGTTGGGGGTGTCTTGGGCCAGCAGCTTGTAGTGCTGGTTGACCCCTGACCTCAACCACTTGGATGAGCATGCCCAGAAGCCGGGCCGGTAGCTGATGCGGTCGTAGATTTGCTTCTGGCCGAAGAACGGGAGCTTGACGTCACGCCAGGTGTAGCCTCCGTCAGAGGAGACGCTTGCCCCCGGAGCAGTGACAGCAGGCCCGTCCCCGGCATCTGATCCCGAAGCAGCGCCGAGCTGGTGCCCGACAGCCACGAACCGGCCGTTCCCGTATGCAATGGAGAAGTACCCCGTGTCTGGCGACCGGGTTATGGCTCCACGGATTTTTGCACCGGCAAGCCGGATAGGGGTGGTCATTCATCGTCCTCGGGGAGCGGCTGCATTGCCTTCTGGTAGGCGGCGTCCCTCTCGGCCTGGACCTGCTCGATCTCTCTCACCACCTGCTCCATGAAGGAGTTGATGGCAAAGTGTTCGTCCACGACCGCCTGAGGGAGAGCCTTGTCTTCGGGTTCCATGGTTCTCACTTGTTGGGGTTGGCGAGGTCACCGATGGCGATCCAGGTGTTGGACGCAGTCTTGATGAGACGCACGGTGGTGTACCGCCCGGAGAACTCCACATCGGCATTCGCACCGCCGAAGTAGGTGTTGCGGACGTTGTAGAACAGGAACGTGCTGGAGTCGCTGGTGATGCCTGCGGTCCCGGTGGCGGTGTTGAGGATCTCGACCACGGACCCAACAGGGATCGCCGCATTGGTGGACAGGTTGATGTCAACCCGGTTGGCACCAGAGAGCAGGATCACCTTGCCGATGTCGGTGGCGGCGAGTGGCCTTGCTCCGTCCGAGACTGGAACAAACTGCATCGGCCCGAGGGCCTCAGAGTTGATCGAGGCTTGCCGGAAGGTGTTCGCCGCCCCCTGAAAGGCAGTGTTTCCAGGGACAGTCATGTCTCCGTTTGCCGCCCAGGACATCCGGTTCGCGTTGGCCGTGACGTCAAAGATCCTGAACGTGCCGGTGGCCTGAGCCTGGATGCGGTAGGAGCAGGTGGTGTTGCCGGTGCTGAAGTCTTTGGAGGCGAGGTTGAACTGACCGGCTTGGTTCGTGACGTTGAGAACAGCCAGGCGTCCGTCCAGGTTCGCCACCCCGTGACACAGCATCCCCCGGTACCCAACGACGAAGTCTTCTGCTGCCTCGACAGAGGAAGACTGACCGGCGTTGAGGTCACCGACCGTCGCTCCAGGCACTTTCAGGTTGCCTGCTGGGTCGAGGGTCATATGGGGAGGGGGCTGCGTCGGGTCGCCTTCGTTCACGTTCAGCCGGAACGAGAGCAGACGGCTCGGCCCGAACTCGATCGCAGCTCCAGCAACCACGCCTCTCCCGTCCGCGTTGAACAGGATTGCAGCCGTGTTGTTTGAAGGATCACCGAGCAGGTCTAGCTGGCTGTCGTAGAACTTCGAGCTTGGGGAGAAGTCATGCCTTCGCTGACCCAGCACGAAATGTTCGGTGTGCAGGTATGGTGCGCTTGGCGGGGAGTAGCTCTTCCCCCAGACGACCTGGTAGGGACGGGTGTAGAACACAGCGTTTTCGTCGCCGCATGCCGTGCCCGAATACGTTGAGTTGTCCACCGGGGGGTCGTCTTGAGTTTGGACTCTGACCGGGACATTCCCGAGGTACACCAAGCCGTCCGAGCCAAGGGTGATCAGGTTCCCGCAGTCAACGCTGTAGTCCTGGGGTCCGGTCTCGCCCTGGGGTCCGATCAGAGACTCCCACTTGGTGCCGTCGAATACGCGAACGTCGATGATGTCGCCCTGTGCCATTGGTCACCGATGAGGGGTTGGTGTTCGGGGTGGGACAACAAGGCAGGGGAGCGGCTCTAGGCTCACTCCCCTGCCCGTGTCTTGGAGGTCAGTTCGTGACGATCCAGATAGCGCCCGTCCTGGGAAGGATCGGGGTGGCCGACTGAACGAAGCACTGGGCGTTCTCGCCATCGACGCCGTCAGCTCCGTCAGCACCGTTGGCACCATCGGCACCGGGATCACCCTTGGCTCCATCGGCCCCCTTCGGGACGGTGAAGTTCAGGATGGCAGCCGTGGCCGTCCCCGAGTTGGTGACCGCCACCGGGCCTTCGGTCACGGTCCCCACGGCGATGGTGGCTGCCGTGCCGGGCTGACCCTGGGGGCCTTCCGGTCCCTGGATCGGGCCGACGTTCACCCACGCAGCCCCGTCGTACAGCACCCCGTCGCCGGGCTGGGAGCCAGCCGGGGCACCGGGCGGAACCGGGGTCCCGATGATGTAGAGGTCGTTGAGGGCCGGGGTTGCCGTGGGGGGCCAGGTCGTGGTCGTGCCCTTGATCACAGCAGCCGCACCGACATCACCCTTCTCCCCCTTGGGAATGGAGAAGTTCAGCACGGCGTTCAGGCCGGTGCCGACGTTCACCACCTGAGCCGGGTCGCCGGGGTTGACCGTGGACACCGTGCCGACACCCACGGTTGCAGACTGCCCGTCCGCTCCGTCAGCACCGTCAGCACCCGTGTCGCCCTTGTCCCCCTTTGCGCCATCGGCACCGGGGTTTCCCTGGTCACCCTTGGCTCCGTCAGCACCAGCGGGGCCGACGATCGAGGTCCACTGAGTACCGTCCCAAATCCGAACGTCCTGCGTAGCCATTACTGGTCCTCTTCTCTGTTGATGGTGGAAATCTCTGCACTCGAACCCTGAACATTGGTGATGTCGAGATTGCCAAAGCCACCGCCACCACCACCTGGAATGACGAGAATCGGGGGGTTTGTCGGGCCAGTAGGCCCAACCGTGATGACCCTGGGTGGGTCAACGAACCAGATGTCTCCCTTTCGGGGTCCGACTGGCTGCTCGACCTGTGGTCCGTAGACGGTGACCGACTCCCCGTTCAGCCCAGGGATTCCCTGTGGGCCTTGCGGTCCCGTACCACCACCTCCACCTCCACCCCCGGAGATGGGGACCCACTGAGTTCCGTCCCAGAAATGTGCCTGTGCCATGTGAGCCTCAGTCGAAAGCCGGATAGGAGATGCCGTCGAGCCAGATCGTGTCGCTGGAGGAGTCGCAGGAGACCCCGATCTGGCGGTTGGTCTGGAAGGTGGCGTACCCGAACGCTCGGAGGGCCGGGCTGGCCCGCTTCATGGCCAGAGGAACGACCATCTCCGCAGGAGGCGGCGGGATGGTTGCCGGAAGCTGGCAGACGTTGGCGACGTACCCGGCCGCAACTGCTTTGGTGACTACGCCCCTGAGGTACACCACCCCGTTGAGCATCTTCGCCTCGGCCACGGTCGAGCCGGTGTTGAGCAGCTTGGTCCAGGGAACGTCAGCCGGGACGGTCTTGCCGCCAGACATGAGCTTGCGGACTTCGTCCAGCAACGACTGCTTGAACTCAGCCAGTGCCGGATCGTTGATCGTGGCAGCACCGACCGGACTGATGGCAACGAGCTTGGCGTCGATCTGGGACCGGGAGTACAGGAACAGAGCCATCTGGTTGTCGAAGTCAGCCTTCGACATGCCGTCACCCTTGAGCATGTACCGGGTATCGGAGATGTCTCTTCGCCAGTACAGGTCGGGGTCGAAGGTGGTGGGAGCAACGACCCGGTCTTCCATGGCCTGGACCCGAGCCGCGATTGGCTCGAAGTCTGACCTCAGGGCGACGTAGTCATTCACCATGCCAAGAGTGAACACCAAGCGAGGACCGAAGCCCTCCCCGGTGTCGGTGTAGCTCAGGGCGGCAGGGGGCAGAGCGGTGTCACCAAACCCGACTGCCTGTGCCACGATGGTCTTGGCCATCAGGTTCTGGGTGTTGTCCTGCCGCTTGGCGTAGGCCGACAAGTCAGAGACGTAGGCGACGAACTGGAGATCACCGCCTGGGCCACCGATCTCGATGCCCAGCTTTCCGTTGGGGTAGTCGGGGAAGCGGTTGAACCCGAGCGAGGTGTTCGACTTCGTGAACACGAACCCTTGGGCCTTCATCAAGTTGGCGGTGATGTCCTGGGCAATGTCATCCAGCTTGGCGTAGGCCGACAGGTCCACTGTGCCGCCGGTCGCAACATTGGCGATGGCCGCATCGACCTCGGACTTGGTGTAGGTGCTGGCCCTGTCGGCCTTGTCGAACAGCAGGGAATCGACGCCGATGATGGTGTAGGTGTCGTTCTTCACCTCCATGATGGCGTCCATCAGGGTGGTGCCGAGGGACGAGACGGTGGTCTTGTCAGCCTTGAGGTCCAGTCCGGTGATGCAGTCTTGGGTGGCCGTCCCCAGGCCCTGGAGAAGCTGGTTGGTCTGCTCCAGATCGGACTGGGTGAGGAACGTCTGCTGCTGGGAGGCCAGGGCGGCGATGTCGGCAACGGCAGCATCGAGGACGGTCTTGTCCCCCTTGGTGGCCAGCGAGTTGCCGATCGTGCTGGCAACAAGCTGAAGCTCGGCGGAATACTGATCGACGACGCCTTGATCCCAGATCGCGGCTTGGTCGGTCGCCAGCTTGGCAATGGCATCGACCTCGGCCTTGTCGTAGTAGTTGCTCAGGTCAAACCCGTTGGCGACCACAGCCTCAACGATGGCTTGGACTTGCTCCTGGGTGAGCGTCCCTACCTGCACGTTGGCGATGGCGTCGGTGAGTTGCTGCTGGGTGACCGACTCCAGGACATCCCCTCGGCCGACCGGCACAAACTGGTCGTCGGGGAGTGCAGCCTCCAGCCGGAAGAACACCTGGCCCTCCTGGCGAACGAACCAGGACGGCGGGGTGCCAACTGACCCAGGGGGAGGAACGAAGTTGCTGAGACGACCGATAGCAGTGGCGGCTGGCGAGAATGACTGGAGTCTTACCTCCTCACCGTTGGGAAGAGGCTTGCGACTGACCAAGAGCAGGACGGAGCTGGTCGTGAACCAGTGCAGGCCGTCTTCGTAGGGGGAGACGGCAGCGACCGCACCGGCTGGGGTCAGGCCGGGGCCGAAGTCCGGGGCAGCTTCGTCGTGCAGCTCGATGGCTGGCGGCACCTGCGGCGGCAGGGCGGCGAACAGGTCATCGACCTCGTCCTTGGTGTATCGGTTGGCAAGCTGGGCGTTGAGGTCTTGGACTGCATCCACGAACTCGGGCTTGGTGACCAGGCCCGACAGGTCCACGGCACCGCCACCACCGGCAGCGGCAACCCATCGGCCACCACTGAAGACAGCAAGAGCTTTGGTTTCGGTGGGCATGCTGATCCTCAGTAAGCGAAGGCCGAGAAGCCGTTGAAGTCACAGTGGGTGAACTTCCCACCCGTGGCGCAGACCTTCAGAATCCCGTCAGTGTCGAGGGTGACCGACACGAAGCGATGAGTCACTCCGTTCTCCTTGCCGGTGACTACAGCCCTGGCCGCGACGAGCGGCTTGGGGATTCGGGCAGGCAGGGACCGGACGTTGGAGTAGGTCCCGGCTGACGAGTAGGTGTAGACAAGCTCGCCTCTGATCCTGATGACACCGTTGGTCATGCAGGCTTCGATCAAGCCAGCCCCGGAAACCGACGCCATCGGAGTCCAGGGGAAGTCCTCTGGGACAATGGCATTGCCGACCATCATGGACCTGACGATGGCCCGAACCTGCGGCTCGGTCATGCCGGGGCTGGCCTGCATGATCTTCAGGACCTGGGTCTCGATCTCGGTGACGGTGGTTGGGGCTGGTGCTGGTGCTGGTGCTGGTGCAGCTCCATCCACTGGGTCGGTGGTCTTGGCGGCTGGATAGAGCCACAGGTCCCCGGTGTTGGCGGTGGTCGGCTCGGTGGCTTGCTCGAACACTGTGCCGCCGCCACCACCGCCGCCGGTTCCGGTGGCAGTCGGGTCGATCCACAGGGCACCGACCTCGGTGGCTGGAGGAGGCTGGACTGCGGAGACGATGTGCGGCGGGCCGGGGTCACCGGGAAGACCGTCAGCCCCCGGAGGGCCGGGAGGACCATCGGCACCAGCAGGACCAGCAGGGCCGTCAGCACCCGCCGGTCCTTGGGGGCCGGGGGTCTTGCCGATGTGGTCAGCCACCTGCTTGGCGGTGACCCGCTGCGTGACAGCCCCGTTCACCACCGGGAAAATGGTGGAGTCGGTGACGGTTCCCGCTGACAGAGCTGAGATTTTCTGGTCGGGCATGGTCAGGTACTCTGCTCTTTGCGAAGGGGGTCACCGGCTTCGGTGAGGAGCTTGAACCCGTCCTCTTGGAGGATTCGGTGGGTGACAGCAGCGGGCGGCGGCTTCGGTGGTCCCGATGCCTTCTTCCTCTTGTTGGTGAGGGTGATTTGGGAGTGGGGCATCAGCCGCTCGCACAGAGGTAGCCTTCGATGTCAGCCCCCTCGCCCACGAGGTAGGAGACGGAGTAGACGCACCCAGGGAGGGCAACGGCGTTACCCTCAGTTATGAGGGTCTCGGCTCTGTTCCCCTCTTCGTCGTACAGGGGGAACGGGGTGCCGCCCGGCTCGACCAGGCAGGACCACTGGACGGTCCCGGAACCAGACTCAGCGATCAGGATCCCGCCAGCCGAAGCGTGGAAGGGGATCACCTGGGAGGTGGAGACATCCGAGGTGATTTTGACCGGCATGACCCCGGCGTTGCGTTCCATCTTGGGCATGGTGACCTCGACATAGAGTGGGCGTCTGCCCCATTTATGTCGCAACGCACCCCAGATGGATCACTGCTTTTTCGGAGTCTGCTTGAGGCTGTACTTCTCGTGCACCAGAGCCACGGCATCCTCTTTTTTCATGCCTGGCTTCTTGCTCATCTCCTCCCGGACCAGCTTTCTGGCAGTCGCCCTGTTGATGCCGACCTGCTTCCGGGGCATCTCTGTACCCTGGTGTGTGACCATGCCTTGAACCGTTAGGTTGCGGGCCTTGGCTACAGCCTTGACGTCAGCCGTGTCCGACACCCAAGCCATGGGGTCCATGTGACCCCGCTTGTCGGCCAGACCGGAGACGTACTGCTTGCCGGTGATGCTGATTCCGGCAGCCTTGGCTTCGCGGACCATCCTCTGGGCCTGGTGAACCGGCATGTCGTCCATCCAGTTGCCGTCGAGCCTGCCCTGCTGGAACGCCCGGTCGGTGCCCTTGGTTCCCGGAGGCTGCTGAAGCGCACACATCAGGGCGAAGGATTCGGTCTGCCCGTCCCTGATCATCCGCTCGTAGTGGTGGCGGATCTCGTCGGGGGCGGCTTCGATCTCGAACGGCAGCGGGATCCTCATGGCTGCATCTCCTGCGGAATCTGCTCGGGCTCCGGGGGCATGAGAGGAGCCCCGCCGCCGCCTTCGACCGGGGGAGAGTTACCCTCGGGGCCAGGTGGAGTGGGCTGGCCGGGGTCACCGGGAGGCAGCGGCGGGGGCGGCGGGGGCGGGGGCTGGATCATGTACGGGTTCGGGTCGATGTCGATGGACTTGCACCAGTCGCGGAGCAGGGCGTTCATGGGGTCAACCTGACCCATCTGGGCGAAACCTTGAAGGATAGGACCGAGGGTCTGAACTGCCATCTGCATCCGCTCCACCTCGCTGGCCTTGTTCGGCTTGCGGGCAGAACCAGCCTCGATGCGGTACTCGTACTCTCGGGCAACCGTGTTGAGGTCGAGCTGCTGGATCTGGGACTCCCAGACTTCAGCACCCAGCGGGCCGAGAACCGGGACGACGTCCTGGCCGGTCAGCAACCATCTGGCTGCAAGTGCTTCCCTGCGGGCCAGTAGTCCCATAGCGTCTTCAAGCACATTGGCCATGTCGTCGGGTCTGACGCTGATCTGTTCCGACTTGACCTGCGCCTCTGCTGCACTTCTGAACTGATTTCGAGTCATGCCATAGACGAGTTCCGTCAGTCCCGTCCGTTTCTCGAACATCTCCATGACAGCCTGGAGGATCTGCCAGATGTCCGGGGTGACGGTCGGGAGCTGGAACACAGACACGATGTCGTTGATCGACCGGCCCAGGGTCTCGGACAGCTCGATCGTCGAGAATCCGTTCTCTTCGTGCTTGGCGAGCTGGTCCTTGACGTCCTGGTCAGCGGCCTTGCTTACCCCGATCACCGTCTTGCAGGAAGTCATAATCCTGGTGGCAAGGAAGCTCATGGCCCAGTTGATGAACTTCAGCTCGGGCATGGCTGGCTTGAGGTGCGAGATCGGCCACGAGTACCCGGTCTTCCGGTGGAACTGGAGCGGCACGAACGGCCAGCCGTTGTTGTCCGCATAGAAGGGGATCGGCCAGCGGGTCTTGGCGAACATCTGCTCGGGCAGTCCGGTCTCGGGGGAAGGCGGCTCAAGGGCGAGCTGCTTCGGGCAGTTCAGCGGCCAGTCCACCCCCTCGGCCACCACGATGTAGCAGTTGTCCCCCAGGGAGTCGAACGTCTCCTTGTGTTCCTTCGGGGCTCCCTTGAGGGTGTGGCCGAAGCCAGTCTTGGAGTAGATCCTCCAGTAGACGATCAGGTCGTTCGTCTTGCCGTTCCGTCGCTTGGTCTTGTACCCCTGGTCTTGCTCCTGGGACCTGGACGAGTAGCTCTCGATGTGGCCCTTGAGGTCGTCCCGAGACACGCCGTACTGCTTGGCAACCTGGTCGATGGGGTGAACGCACCGCCTGGCAACCCAGAGGATGTCCTCCTGCTCGTCGGCGTCAGGATCCCACTGGATGTTGTCGCTGCTGTCGAAGAAGCTGCCGATCATGCCGAACGGCTGACCGCCGGGACCTTCGAGCGTGACCAGCTCCGTCCACCAAAGACCCAGCCCGGTGACGATCGCTTCATCCACGCACTTCCGAGAGTGTTCCTTGAGGTTCAGCTCGGTGGGTGTGTAGTTGAGGTAAGCCTCGACCAGAGCCGAGACGCCCTTCTTCTTCTCGTCCTCCATGGCGATCATGTTGGAGGTCTGGATGAACGTCTGGATGCGAGGATCCTGGGCTGGCTGGCCCGTCATCGGGTCCACCTGCGGCGGGGCGCTCGGGTCGATCCCAAGGGCGACCGGGGTCACCATCGGGAACGGCCTGGGAGTCACGGTCCTGACCGGATTTCGGTGGTAGATGACAGAGGCAAAGAGCTTGACGGCCTCGAAAGCCTTGTTCACGCACATCCGAAAGCTCGGGGGGGCCAGCTTCGAGTAGTTGGGGGATGCCCCAGGACCGTCGCCTCGCCCCTTCCAGAACCAGTCCGCAGCTCCGTCGAAGAAGTCCCTGGCTTCCTGGGCGTCCATGGAGAACGGCCGCTTGTGGGTCTCGGAAGCCTTGATCTTCTCCAGCCACGAGGTCGCCACTGACCGAAGTGCGTCTTCCATCAGCTTCTGGTTGATGCCGTCCTCGGGGAGTGGCGGCAGCCCGCCGTCCTCGGAGTTCTCGGCAGCGTCAGTGGAGAGCCCCATGGTGTCCATCATTCACCCTTCACCTTCTTGGCGGCGTCGATCTTGGCTCTGGTCAGGACGGCCTGCATTTCCTTCAGAGCTTTCGTGTTGGGGTGCAGCTCATATGCCCCCCACTTCCCCCAGGCAGCGGCCGTCTCGCTCTCCCGCCAGAACGGGTCATCGATGTGGCGAACACTCGGCTTTTCCACGAACCCGGCGTTTTGGGCCCAGATCAGGATGTTGACGGTGTTGTTGCCGGGACGAGTGCTGACCCACCCCATCGCAGCCTGACTCTTGTCGGGCGTGAAGGGGTTGCTGTGAAAGAGAACCATGTCACCGACGAGAAGTTCACTGTGGTCCATGATGTAGCTTGCTCCCTGGTTGATTGCTCCAGCTGGGAATCAAACCACATGGTGGCCCGATCCGTAACTGTCGGTCACGCGACCCAGGTCTCCGTGTATGAGTTGGGTGCCAGGTAAACCACTCCGTTGTTCCCCTTGGCTTTGTCTCTGTCCTGTTTCCACTTCACCCACCAGGGGTCGTCTGACTGCCGGTGGGGGGCGTGATACCGGGGTTCGTAGGCACACAGGTACCGCAGGCAGTCCACGAGGTGGAAGTCGCCCCGCTTGTTGGGTTCATCGGTGACGATCGAGGTCCCGGCGACGTACTGCACCTTCTTCTTGTAGAGCTTCATCTCCCGCTCCATGTTGGGCAGGCAGCCCCTGAGGAACCGGAGCTTGGGGGTGCCGTCCGGGCGGATGTGCATCATGTTGCGGACGGCAGACAGACCAGCCTGAACGTCGTCGGAGCCGGGGATGAAGCTCGATCCGGTGGCCTGGGAGCGGATGTTGTGCTTCACCATCTGCTCGGTGTACTGCTCCTGGGGCGACTTGCCTGAACCAATGTCAGTCAGGCGGGCACCATGGGCGTCGATCAGGAAGGCATAGAACTGAGTTCCGGTTACCTTCTTGAGCAGCTCCTGGCCGAAGATGATGGCGTTGCAGTGCCTGATGTACAGCTCGTCGTAGACCAGCACCATCCGCTCGTCGGGCGGAACTGCGGCGAAAAGAACTGCGGTGACCGAGTGGCCGGGGTCGATGACGGCGTACCGGCACCAGTCCGGGGGAACACATGAGCCTGCCAGTGTCTCTCTAGACAGACCGTGAACCGACATGTTGAAGTTCGGGTAGACCTTGATCGAGTCGGTGTTGAACTCGCCCTCCGACCGCTGCTTGAGGACATCCTCGCCCACGGCTGCCCACCGCTCGATCATCTTCCTCTTCTCGTTCTCGTCGATGTGAGGGTTATCCAGGAACCTCAAGACGTACCTCTTGATGTCACTGCTTCCTGACTCCTCTGCCTTGTCGGCCCGCTCGTTGAGCCCCAGCAAGGCGTCATTCTTCGAGTGGGGCATGGCCGACCAGGTGAACCTCCCCTTTCGGTCAGCAAGCCGGGCCTGCATTTCGGGGACCCACTGCTCGTTGTTGATGTCCTCGTCGATGTGGACCCTGTCAGCCTGGAAGCCCTGGGGCGGATCGCCTTCAGAACTGAAGCAGTAGATGGTCCAGCCGTTTACCAGTTCGCAGGAGTTGAGGTAACCGGCAGACTTCAAGAGCCAGGAGTAGCTCTTGATCATCCGGGGCGGGATGAGCGGTGGGGCTGGTTTAGCCTGCTTCTCCCGCTCCAGGTCCCCGAGCAGGGCTGGGTTGAACGCCCGCCACTTCCCGGTGGTCTTGTCCTTGATGATCTTGAAGGCCCCGGCCTTGAACAGGTAGGGCACGACCACCAGTCCGATGTGCTTCCAGTTGGCAC